GTGGAAGCCCTGGATGACGGTGGCTGCAACGGCGACAGCTGCCCGATCAACGTCACCATCGTCGGCGGCAACTGCTATATCCGCACCGCGCCGAACACCGACGGCAAGATTCTGGGTGTAGCCCACAGAGGAGACACGCTGCCTTACGGTGGTCAGGTCTCTGAGGGGGGCTGGCTGCTGGTGCAGCACAAGAACCAGAATGCCTGGGTATCCGGGAAGTACGGAAAACTCGATTAGATTCTTTGGGGAACTCCGCTTATTTGCGGGGTTCCCATTTTTCTTTTTGGATAACGTCCTTTTTGTGCATCTCCCGAGGCTACAGAACGGAGGTGTATAGAATGGACAACAATATCATCTACTACGTTACGGCGATGACCATGGCAGGCAGCATGCTCGACAGCGGTATGATCACTCGAAAGGAATTCCTTGTTTTTGAGGAGAAAATGCGCCTGAAATATGAGATTCCGAAGTGTAGCCTTTATCGTGATTTTCACTTGCTTTACCCGCTGGATAAGAGGTAATATGCCAGCTACCAAAGGAGGTGGAATCGTGGAAAAGCAGGTTATGAAGCTGCCTGTCAAGCCCACGCTGCAGCGGCTGACCAACGTCGCCGCCTATGCGCGAGTTTCATCCGGGAAGGACGCCATGCTGCACTCACTGGCAGCACAGGTAAGCTACTACAGCGACCTCATCCAGAAGCACCCCGGTTGGCGTTATGCTGGCGTATATGCCGACGAGGCCATGACGGGCACCAAGGATAACCGAGAGGAATTTCAACGGCTTCTGGCTGACAGTCGAGCCGGAAAGATCGACATGATCATCACCAAGTCGGTGTCCCGCTTCGCCAGGAACACCGTCACGTCGCTGGAGACCGTGCGCGAACTGAAGGCCATCGGGGTGGACATCTACTTCGAGGAGCAGAAGATTCACAGCATGAGCGGCGACGGGGAGTTGATGCTGACGATCCTGTCAGCCTTTGCCCAGGAGGAGAGCCGGTCGGCCAGTGAAAACCAGAAATGGCGCATCCGCAAGGCCTTTGAGAACGGCGAACTGATGAACATGCGGACGATGTTCGGCTATCTCATCACAAAAAAGAATGGCATTGAACTCGACCCGGAGCAGGCTGAGGTGGTCAGGGAGATGTTCACCCGCATTATTCGTGGCGACAGTCTGATGTCCATCGTCCGGTGGCTGAACCGAAATGGGCATCTTGGGGCTTTCGGAGGGAAATGGACAGCGGGAAGACTGCGCGAAGCCCTGTCCAACGAGAAGTACATGGGGCATTCGCTGTTGCAAAAACAATTCAGGAATAATCACATCGAGAAAAAGCTGCTGCCCAACCAGGGTGAGCTTCCGCAGTATTATGCGACAGAGACCCATCCGGCGATCATCGATGAAGCGACCTTCGAGGCAGCGCAACAGGCGCTTGAGCGCATCGCCGCGCAGAAGCCTACTTCGAAGCCCAGGGAGCATCACATTTTCACCGGCATGATCATCTGCTCAGCGTGCGGAAAGCCCTACCGCCATGTGAAGAACCACGGTAAGTCCCGCTGGGCCTGCCCGACCTACATCATGGAGGGAAAGGCGTTCTGCGAGAGCAAGCAGATTCCGGAAGAGATCATCATGCGCATGGCCTGTGACCTGCTGGGGCGGAACAGTTTTGATGAGGAAGCCTTCAAGCAGACGGTGGATCATGTGACGGCAGTCTATCCGTACACCCTGATCTTCCACCTTCGCGATGGCCAGGATGAGAAGCTGGAATGGCAGAACCGTTCGCGGGCGGAGAGCTGGACGCCAGAAATGAAGGAGAGAGCAAGAAAAGCCGCAAGGAGGAAAAACAATGGCAAAAACAGTGACTAAAATCCCGCAGACGCGGAACCTGTTCACCACAGCGCCGATTGCGACGACGGCGCGGCGCAAGGTGGCCGGTTATGCTCGCGTCTCCACGGACAGCGACGAGCAGTTCACCAGCTACGAGGCCCAGGTGGACTACTACACACGGTTCATCCACTCGCATGCCGATTGGGACTTCGTAAAGGTCTACACCGACGAGGGCATCAGTGCCGTAACGACCCGGCATAGGGACGGCTTCAACGAGATGATCGCGGACGCACTTGCCGGAAAGATCGATCTGATTGTGACCAAGAGCGTCAGCCGGTTCGCCCGTAACACAGTGGACAGCCTGACGACCATCCGGAAGCTGAAGGAGCACGGCTGCGAGTGCTTCTTCGAAAAAGAGAACATCTACACCTTCGACGGGAAGGGCGAGCTGCTGATCACCATCATGAGCAGCCTGGCCCAGGAGGAATCACGCTCTATTTCTGAAAACGTCACCTGGGGCCACAGAAAGCGCATGGCGGACGGGAAGGTCACGCTGGCCTACAGCACCTTCCTGGGCTACGACAAGGGAGAGGATGGGAACCTGGTGGTTAACGAGAAGGAAGCCCGAATCGTGCGGCTCATCTACCGGAAGTTCATGGAGGGCATGGCCCCCATCGGCATCTGCCGCATGTTGGATGAGATGGGCATCCTGACGCCCGGCGGGAAGACGCACTGGCGAGAGAGCACGATCCTGAGCATCCTGTCGAACGAGAAGTACAAAGGAGATGCGCTGCTCCAGAAGACATTCACTGTGGACTTCTTGACGAAGAAGCATAAGCAGAACGAGGGCGAGGTGCCCCAGTATTATGTGAGGGGCAACCACGAAGCCATCATCGCGCCGGATGAGTTCGAGCAGGTTCAGGCGGAGCTGGCCCGGCGGAAGCGTGCCAGTCGAGCCTTCAGTGGGAACAGCGTGTTCGCGTCCCGTCTCATCTGCGGGGACTGCGGTGGGTATTACGGCCAGAAGGTCTGGCACTCCAACGACCCGTACCGGAAGGTCATCTGGCGGTGCAACCGAAAATATGGGAAGGGCCAGCGCTGCTCGACACCCACCCTGTCCGAGGATGCGATCAAGGCATTGTTCGTCAAAGCCTACAACCTGCTCCTGGGGAACAGGGAGACGATCATTGAGGACGCCGAAACGCTTGCAGCAATGCTGGAGGACACGGCGGCGTTGGACACGAAAATCGCGGCTGCCCAGGAGGAGATTGACACGGTGGTGGAGCTGAACAAAGCCCTCATCCGGGAGCATGCCGTCACCGGCGTCCCACAAGAGGAATTCGACCAGAAGGCTGCGGCCTACGACGAGCGGTTCCGGAAGGCCGACGCGAAGCTGAACCGCCTGAAAGCCGAGAAGCAGGACAGGCTGATGCGGGTATGCAGCGTGAAAAAATATGTGGAGAACCTGCGTGGCCAAGCTGGACCCATTGACGTTTGGAATGAACAGGCATGGTGCCTGCTGGTCACGCAGGTGACGGTTCATGCCGACGGCAGCGCCGAGTTCCTTTTCAGGGGAGAAAACAGAATCATGGTCAAATAAGCGAAAACGGCCCTTTGCCTCCTCTCGCGGCTATCAGGCGAGAGGAGGCTTTTTGTTTCGATGAACAGTTTTATGCTGGATTGAATAATTCTCTGCGGAAACGTTCATGAATTGTTCATCGGCAAATTAGCACTCGTCTCTTGACAGTGCTAATAAAATGAGTATAATATAATACGAACCGAGGGGGAAGGAAAGAAAGAACCCCGGAGGTTCAGGGTAACAACATACAAAGACCGACGCCGACACGACAGCCTGCTCGAGGACGCCACCCGAAAGGGAGTATACCGACAGCGGGTGCGCGACCAGCGCAAGAGGGTCAAAGGAGGTAAGAGTTATGTTGATGCCGAGTATCTTTGGTGAGAATCTGTTTGACGAGTTCTTTGGTGACTGGGATCGTGAGATGCGGCGGATGGATCGCAAACTTTATGGCAGGAACGCCGCCCGCGAAATGAAGACCGATGTGCATGAGCACGAGGATCACTATGAAGTAGACATTGATCTGCCGGGCTTCAAGAAGGAAGACATCACGCTGGAGCTGCAGAACGGCTACCTGACCGTGACCGCCTCGAAGGGCCTCGATAAAGACGAGACCACAAAGAAGGGCAAGGTCATCCGCCAGGAACGCTGGGCTGGTACGATGCAGAGAAGCTTCTATGTGGGCGATGCGCTCACCGAAGCGGACATCGGCGCAAAGCTGGAGCACGGCGTGCTGAGCCTGAACATCCCCAAGAAGGATGAGAAGAAGCTTCCCGAGAAAAAGGTCATCATGATCGAAGGATAAAATTCCCGTCATACCTCCCCCTGTCGGAGCAATCCGGCAGGGGTTTTCCATTATAAACTGGAAAACGTCCTTTTTTGCCTTCTCTCGCGGCTACCAGGCGAGAGGAGGTTTTTTCGATGACGGAGAAAGAGAAAAGAACGATCTTGGACATGCGGGCAGCGGGCAAGCAGTACAAGGAGATTTCTGCAGAGCTGGGTATCGAGGTCTCTGCGCTGAAGGTGTTTGTACATCGGCAGAAACAGCCTGGTGTCCGGAAATGTGCCATGTGTGGAAAACGGCTGCCCGATAAAGCCAGGGCAAGCCAGCGCTTCTGCTCTGTGAAATGCAAAAACGCATGGTGGAAAAAGCATCCCAACGAAGATGAGAATGACAAGCGGGTTGTTCGCGCCTGCGCATCTTGCGGGAAACAGTTCATTTCTTACAACCCGAATTCAAAATACTGTTCCAGAGATTGCTATTATGCCTCAAAGCGAAAAGCGTGAGCAACAACATCCCGGCGGCGTAATGCCGCTTTTTTCTTTGCCCGAATTCCCACACCTGGGGGAAGGGCAGGCGATAAAGAAACGGCAGAATCAATAAAGAAACGAAAAATCTTGTAAAGAAACGCAAGGGGAAAAAATGGAAAAAATGGCCAATAAAGAAACAGAACAAGGATTCCGTTTCTTTATTGACCTCATTTTCAGTATTTGAGCCCGTAAAAGATGCCTCTGAGTGCTTAATGCAGAAACGGCATCATCCGGAGAACGCCGTATTTACAGGGCTTTATGGGCAAAAAGTAACAACGCTGATTTCGTATCAAAATCAGCGTTGTTGGGTGGTGGAGCCGAGG